CAGCGAGGTGATGCGAGGCAATGGCGTACACGAAGAGGCAATTCGTTGAGGCGGCGCTCACCGAGATAGGACTCGCGTCCTACGTTTTCGATATCCAGCCGGAGCAACTCGAGTACGCACGGCGTCGTTTAGACGCCATGATGGCGGACTGGAACGGCAAGGGTCTCCGGCTATCCTACCCGATACCTGCGTCTCCCGAGCAGGGCAGCCTGGCAGAAGAAACCAACGTTCCCGACAGCGCAAACGAGGCGGTTATTCTCAACCTCGCCGTGCGCCTGGCGCCGTCGTATGGCAAGCAGATCATGCCGGACACGCGCCTGCTGGCTAAGACCGCCTACGATACCGTCTTGCAGCGCGCCACCGCGCCGATTGAGCTGCAATTCCCCGATACGCTCCCGTCCGGCGCAGGTAACAAATACTGGCGCGACGCGGACGATCCTTTCATGCCAACCCCGGTTGATCCTGTCGAGACAGGCCCCGAGGGCATTCTGGAGTTCAACTGATGCCGCAGATTATTAACCTGTCTCCCATCGGCGAGGTTCTCCCAGGCGATAGTCTGCCGATCTTCGACGAGTCGAACGGCGATACGCGGCGGGTGTCGGTGAGCCAGCTCTCGACATATATGGAAAACACGCTCTCGCTGCCTGATAACGCCGCCGACATCGACTACGACCCGGCAGGCACGGGGGCGGTGCAGAGGAGTGTGCAGTCAAAGCTGCGGGAGACGGTGAGCGTAAAGGATTTTGGGGCTGTCGGAGACGGCGTAACGGACGACACTGCGGCGGTGCAGGCGGCTATTAACTCGCTGGCAAACGGCGGCGCCTTGTCTTTTGTTGGCGGCGTCACCTATAAGGTCACCGCTCCGATTGTTGTTCCGCCCACGTTAACGGGCTGCGTTTTTTTAGGAAACGGCGCCACGATCCGCGCATATCACAATGGCGACGGACTGGTGATGATCGCAACAAATCAAAACTACAGCAGGCATAAAGTCTACGATCTGACCATCAAAGGCCCGAACGTTTCATATCCAAACAACCCTGGCGAGCTGGCTGGAACGAGCACCGGCGCCGCACTAAAGATGGGGTACGACAACACCAGCAACACGGTGGCTGGCTATCTGACTTCATTCTATAACTGTTCGTTTACTAACTTTAACAAGGGCGTCTACCTGCAAGCCACCATTCTAGTGAACTTTTATGGTGGGCACATTTTTTTCAACCAGTTCGGTATCTACATAGACGGCGGGCAAACAAACGCAAACACGTTTTACGGCGTCGGCATTCGCGAAAACCGCGTCTATGGGGTGTACTCCTCTGGCAGGACTGGCGGCTCACTCTCTAATGCAACCCACAATGTTTTTCACAGTTGCGAGATCGAAACCAACATCCCATACGATTTTTCAGCGGGCGGATACCCCGCTGCTTTTGACGCGGCGGTAGGCCATGGCGTAAAACTATGGGAAAGCTACGACTTCATCTTTGACTCTTGCTATTTCGAGAACCACAACTATTCCGTTTTGATCGAAACCTCATCAGACGACAATCATTTCAAGTCTTGCCGCTTTGATGGCGGCGGCGTAGGTGGAGTTCGCCCAGGCAGCGTTGTAATAAGCGGGCCGAATTGCAACAACAATATCTTTATTGACTGCAAGATGAATGACTACGTTGGATATGCCGCAGGAACCTTTCAGGTTCTAAGTTCTACCAGCTTATATACGCAACTCATTGACTGCATCGGATTTAGCTTTAACCCGTCCTACGTCTTGGCTTGGCCAAATATCAGGAATCTAAGAAAGGCTCAAGGCGTTGCTGGAAACGGCCAACAGTTCGGCGCATTGGTCGTCCCGCCTCAAGGAATAATGAACAACCCTTCTGCGGGGGCTGACCAAGGGCAGATCACCGGCATCGGGACCGCTACGGCCACGCTCAATGCGTTTGGCTATAGCCATTTTTTGCTCGGCAATCAGATCACGGGCAATACAACGATAACGACCATCAGCAACATGCGCCCAGGTCAGCATCTTGTCATTACGAATTATCAGGTTGCATATAGCGTCACAATCAAGGCATCTACGAACGGCACCAGCGGCATTGTGTTAGACAAGTGGACGGATGTTGTTCTTGCCAATTACAGCGATTCAATCACGCTGTTTTGCACCGCTACTGGCCTAGTTGTTGAGTCCGGGCGCTGTATCAAGCTGTGATGAAAGCAACCTGTAAGGAGCCACCATGCCAACCCTAAAAAACCTTCTCAATTCCCGCACCATCCAGTTTTCTATCGCACTGGCGGTGCTGTCCGTTCTGCAAGGCTTCGTTTTCCATTTACCGCTCCCGCCCGCCGGCCAGGCGTTCGTCGGGTGCATGATTGCCATCGCTGTCGTGGTGCTGCGCGCGATCACGACGATGCCATTGAAGGAGCGCTGATCGTGACGGATGTTGACCCCGTGAAATTCGGACTGCTGATCGGGCAGGTAAAGACGCTTGAGGCGCAGGTCGAGGACTTGCAGAAGGACGTGAAGGAGCTTCTCGCGCTCGCCAATCGCAGCCACGGCGGGATCTTCGCCGGCATGGCGATTGCGTCAGCGCTCGGGGGCTTGGGAACCTGGTTCGTTAATCACTTGGTGAAGTAAAGATGCCGACGATCAACAAATTGCCGCTGCTCGATACCATCTCTGGCGGCGACCAGCTCCCCGTCTACTCCCCGAACGCAGGCGATGCGCGGAGGATGTCGATCAACAGCTTGGTGGATTATTTCCAAGACACGCTGGTGTTTCCAGACCCCGAAAACGCCGCCTATATAGATTACGACCCCGCTGGCGCAGGCGCCGTTCAAAGAACGGTGCAGAGTAAGCTGCGGGATGTCGTTAGTGTGAAGGATTTCGGGGCCGTCGGAGACGGGGTTACGGATGATACCGCTGCGATTCAGGCTGCCATCAATGCCTGCCCAGTCGGCGGAACGCTGCAAGGGCTTGGGCTGACGTTCAAGTCAACCGGTGTTGAAGTCGACAAAGCAATTACTGTTGAGGGGATCATTCTTGACTTGGTGGAGTTGAGCCCTTTCCAAACTTCGCAAGATGCGTTCACCGTCACGTCTAGCAATGTCAGGCTTTTGAACTGCGGGGCAATTATCTCGGAAGCCACGCTTCCTAACACCACTAACTCGGCTGGTGTTTACTCTGTCAACAATGACAACGTGGTGATTGATGGTGGCGAGTGGATTGGATCAATCAGCAAAGACTATACGCCAGGCAACTGGCGCGGCGTCATCTACATCGAAGGTGGAGCTGATTGCGTGGTGCAGAACACAATCACGCGCGATGCTTATGGCGAAGGTCTATGGGTTGAAAGTTCCTTGCGGGCAAAGGCGCTAAATAATTTTTGCTACAACGCCGGTGGTTCTGAAGTTGTGTTTTATAGCGACTATGGTCTGATGCAAGGGAATACAACCGTTGGAAACAATTTTGGTGGGAACTCTGGTATCGCCGTCGGCGGAAATTACGTCACGATTTCTAACAACACGATTATTGACGCTTCTGGCAGCGGTATTTCGCACGGAGAAGGAGCGTCTCTCGGCGGACTAATTATCGGAAACACGGTCAAAGGTTACGCAAAATATACGACCGAACCAAATAAAGCGGGCATCTTGTCTCAAGGCGCAAACGGATTAGTCATATCAAACAACACGGTTTTAGCGCCAACCGCGGGGGGCGTGGGGGCTGGGATTTCTATTCAGAACGCACCAAACAACGCAACTTGTCAAGGCAACTACATAGAAAACACTGGAGCACAGGGAATCTATGTTCTTGATGGCGTCGGCGTTTCTCAAGTTGAGATCATTGATAACGTAATCGTAAATCCAACAGGTTGGCATGTTTACGTTGGAAACCCATTCAAAACAAATATTGACGGAAACATTCTTAAAAATTTCTTTTTGTCTGGCGCTTATGATTCGTTCATCTATTTTGCATTCCCCACCGCGACCCCGAAATTCATTCGCGTTGTAAATAACGTCATGGAAAGCAACACCGTTGCTTATACCGGGAGCGCGATTTATATAGACAGCGTGTTGAGTTCGGGGACTCAGTTTACTTTGAGCGGAAACTTTATCGGCCGCTGGACGGGATCGCCTTATACAACGACCAGAAGCTGCGTTTACGACGTTAGCAACAACAATTACGGATCTGGAGAAAAGTCTGGACTTGTTACGCTGACAAACGGAGGCACGACGACGGTCGTAACCTCTGCTCAGGTCACGCAAAAATCTATCGTGATTCTTGAGCTTGCCAACGCCGCAGCTTCGACGCTCAACCCCGTTTACCGGATCTCGACGCTGGCTAATGGTAGCTTCACAATCACTCACACGGCAGGAACGGCTGCGGCAGAGCAGCTTAAATGGACGGTCGTTTAATCATAAAAAACAGCCAGGCGCACAACACCATGCCAACCCTAAAAAACCTCCTCAATTCCCGCACCATCCAGTTCTCAATCGCACTGGCGGTGCTGAGCGTTCTGCAAGGCTTCGTTTTCCATTTACCGCTCCCGCCCGCCGTCCAGGCGTTCGTCGGGTGCATGATTGCCATCGCTGTCGTGGTGCTGCGCGCGATCACGACGATGCCATTGAAGGAGCGCTGATCGTGACGGATGTTGACCCCGTGAAATTCGGACTGCTGATCGGG